GCTTCGGATGACCGAAGCGCGAGAGCCCGCCTACACGTTCACCTGATCGCGCAGCGATCAGGTGAACGTGTAAAGGCAGGCGTGCTGCCAGAAGCCGTAGTCGAGGTTGCCGGCCCAGTCGACGCCGTACCAGTGCTTGCGGTCGGTGAACTCGAGCTGGCTGCCCTCGGCGACCGCCGAGACGTTGAGCGGCACCTCCTCCTGCAGGATGAAGGGCTTGGTCTCGCCGTCGGTGCGGAACACCGCGAACTTCGCGGTCCAGCTGGCGTCGAGCCGCGTGTTGGGCACCACATCGATCGACAGGTTCGGCATCGCCGGGATGATGTTCGCCGCGCCCTGGTCGATCACCGGCAGGGTCACCGCTGACACCGCCGTCGCGTAGTACGGCGTCGGCACCATGACCTCGAAGCGCCGGGCGCCCTCGTTCATCGGCTCGCCCTGGTCGTCCTTGAAGCCGAGGATCGCCTGGATGCAGGTCATGATCGCGTCGCGCATCTCCGGGACGGTCGGCGTCGTGCCGGTCGCCGCGGCGCCGGTACGGTCGTTGTCCTGGGTGCCCGAGCTGCCCTCGGAATGGTCGGTGTCGAAGAAGTACGAGCCGTCGTAGCAGGCGGTCGCCTCGGCATCGAGGATCTTCTGGCTCATCAGCTTGGCGGGGTGCGCCAGCGCGCGCCGGGCGAGCTCGGCGATGCGGATCATGATCTGGCCGGACTGGTCGCGGCGCAGCTCCTTGGTCAGGATCTCGAGGGTCGCCTCGTAGTCCTTGTTGGTGATCGCCCAGGTGAACTCGCGGATGCGCTTGGGATCGCGGCCGCCGACCCACTCGCGCATCGCCGGCACCATGCCGAGCCAGCCGTAGTTCTCGGTTTTCTGCCGCGACGTGATCTTCATCGCGTAGCGGTTGACGTAGGACTGATCGCCTGCGGTCAGGCGGTTGTAGATCTCGCCGATGATGGCTCGGCTGGTGAGGAGTGCATACACCATCGCAGTTCTCCGGAAGAGGGATGAAGGAAGCGCCGCGCCGCCTCGCTGGCGGTCCGCGGCGCGAGAGTTTCTTGTGGGCGCTCAGCGCGCCGGGCCGTCAGGCTTCCTTGGTCCAAATGCCGCGGATCCGGGTCGCCATGTAACCGTCGGCATCGCCGGCGATCAGCTCGACGAAGTCGCCACGGCGCTGGGTTGCCTTGGTGAGCAGCAGGTCCTTGTCGTCGACCGCGGCGAGGTCGCGGGCGAGGATCAGGTCCGACGCATTCGGGCTGACCGTCATCGCCATGCTGCCGAACGCACCGCCGGCCACCAGCTTGAAGCCGCTCACGCCGGCCGCGATCGCCGGCAGGGTGAGCGCCGAGCCGTCGCCGGTGCACCAGAACAGCTTGCCGCAATCCTCGGCGTCGAAGGTCTTGGTGCTGGTCAGCGCCTCGCGGGTCTCGTAATCGCCGTAGGGGTCGACCATCGCGTTGCAGTCGAACTTGACGATCACCACGCCCGAGGAGACGAAGCGATCGACCTTGCCGACGAAACTGCCGCCGACCGGCGAGAACACGAAGGTGTCGTCGTCGGAGGCGTAGACCGGCTGGCAGACGTCGGTGATGACCGCGCCGGAGACCGAGAGCTGCACCTTGCCGGCGCTGACGACGCGCACGGTCTTGGCCGCGGCGGCGCCGGCCGCGTTGTCGACGCGCAGCTCGGCGAAGCCGACGAAGCGGTCGCCGCCGGCGAGCGGCCGGGCATGGCCGGAAGCGTCGACCAGGCCGACCGCGGCCAGGGCGTAGATGATGTCCGAGGCAATCATCGGGTATTCCTCGATGTTGCCGATTTCCATGGTGCGGAGGGCGTCCGCGGCGAGAGTGGTCATTGACGGGTTTCCTTCGAAGAGGGGAAAGGAGGCGAACGGCGTTCGCTCGACGGGGCCGGCGCGCTACTTCGCCAGCGGCGCCTTGAGGACGCGGATGCGGCCGTCGGCGACGCCCTGCGCATAAGCGGCGTAGGCATCCGCCGAACGGAAGTCGGCCTGCAGGTCGGGGATGCGCGCCCACTCGGCCTTCCACCCTTCGGCGGTCTGCGGCACCGCGGCGCCGGTCGCGGACGTGGCGACGGTGGTGACCGCGGCGGCGATCTTGCCGGTGTGCTGCTCGACGCCGGCGATACCCTTCATCTGGTCGTCGCGGATCTTGCGCTCGGCGGCGAGGATGCGGCCGGCGGCCTGGTCGGGCGTGCAGGTCGCATCGGCCTTGCAGGCCGCGATCAGCGCCTCGTGGCCCGGCAGGGCGTGCGCCTCGATGCCGATCAGGCGCGCGCGCTCGGCCGCGGCGCCGGCGGCGAGGCCTTCGGTGTGGCCGCGGGTGTAGCCGGACTGGTCGCCCTCCTGGCGAGCAACGCCGATCGCGCGATCGTGGTCGGCGCGCGTGATGGAACCGGCGGCCTCGTGCACGGCCGCCAAGCCGCTTTCGTTCGACATGACTGTCTCCTGGTTTGAATGGCCGTGGCGGCCGGTTAGACGCTCTTCAGAAAAGCCCGGAACGCGGTCTGCGGATCGATGATCCCGTCGACCAGGCCGATGCTCCGGGCTTCCTCGCCCTGGTAGATGCGGGCCTCGGTGGCCATCGCGGCCGCTCGATCGAGCCGTGCCCCGCGGCCTTCCCCGGCGGCGGCGAACAGCTCGCGCGTGGCATCGACGCGGGCCTGGATGGCCGAGCGCGAATCGTCGGTCAGGGGTTCGGCCGGGTTGCCTTCCGACTTGAAGGCACCCGACTGGATGATCGAGACCTTGATGCCGTCCCTCTCGAGCTTCTTCGACAGGTCGGCATGCAGGGTGACGACGCCGATCGAGCCGGCGGCGCCGGTGTCCGGCATCACGATGCGCCGCGCCTGGCTGGCCAGCAGGTAGCCGGCGGACAGGGCGAAGTCGGTCAGCACCGCCAGCGTGGGCTTTGCGGCCGACAGCTCGCGCATCATGCGCGCGGTCTCGAAGGCACCGGCCACCTGGCCGCCGGCCGAATCGACCTCGAGGACGACGGCCTTCACGGCGTCGTCCTCGCGGGCGCGCGTGATCTGGGCCTGCAACCCTTCGTAGCTGGTCTGGCCCGAGCTCTGGCCGATCCACTTGCCCTTGTGGACCAGCGTGCCCTCGACCGGGATGACGGCCACGGGCCCGACCTGGCTGTAGATACGCCGGTCGGACGTCATGTGCCGCAGCGGCTCGCCGACCTTTCCCATGTGATCGGACGGCCGGCCGCTCGCGAAGGCGACGTGATCGCGCGGCGCCACACCCGACAGCTCGACACCGCCATCGACGATGCGACCGCCGAGCCCGACCAGGATGGCGGACAGCTTGCCGACGTCGACCATCAGGGGTTCGTTGAACAGACGCTCGGCGATGTGCGGCATCAGGATGGTCATCTACGCCGCCTCCTCGTCGCTGTTCTCCCGCGCCGGCTCGCCCGGCTGAGCCGCCGGCGGTGCAGCCTGCTGCAGGCCGGCCGCCTTGCGCGCCTTCTCCTCGCGCGCGAGCTGCTCGGTCTTCTTCTCGACCTCGCCGCCGGTGCGCTCCATGCAGATCTGCTCGCGCGTCTTGACGCCGAGGCGGACGTCGATCTCGTCGGCCTCGGCCTCCTGCTTCGGGTTGAGGCTCGGCATCGACGGGCCGATCCAGGTCGCGCCGAGCCAGGCCTCGCGGATCACCGGGTCGGCGAAGTAGCCCGGCCGGTTGAGGCGCCCCGAGGCGACCGCCTCGTCCATCATCCAGCCGTAGACCTCCTGGCAGACGCGCCAGGCGAAGCGGCTGCGGCGCTTGCGGAAGAACATGCGGGCCATCTCGAGCGCCGCCTTGCTGGCCGAGTAGCTCGCGGTGAAGTGCTTGATCAGCAGCTCGAACGGCAGCTCGAGCGCGACGCCGACCTGGCGCAGGAAGGCCTGCACGAACGGATCGAAGTTGACGTTCGGCCGGCTCGGGTTGAGCAGCTCGGCCTTCTCGCCGGGATTGAGCGAGACGGTGGCGCCGCTGCCCAGCTTGACCTCGTTGTCGGCGAGGTTGGGGTCGCCGCGGGTGCCGACGATCGGATCGTCGCCCTCCTCGGTCGGCGTGGTGACGACCATGGTGATCATCGCGCCGATCACCGCGGCGGTGACCTCGGCGTCGGCATAGTTGCCGAGCTGCTTCAGGTGCTCGATCACCGGGCCGAGGTAGGGCACGCCGCGGGTCAGCTCGGGCCGCGTGCGGTCGAAGACGTGGATCACCAGGCGGCGGCCCTGGTCGTCGCGCGCCGGGATCGATTCCCAGCTGTTGCCGCCGACGCGCAGTCCGCCCGGATGCTTGCGGGCGATGTGGTAGCGCACCGGCCGGCCGTCGGCGTCGACCTCGACGCCGCCCGACAGGGTCTCGCTGTCGGCGCCGTAGTCCGGGTTGCACAGCCGGTCGGCCTCGATCAGCTGCAGCTTGGTGCCGTAGGCGTCGCCCGGGTCGCGGCGGAAGCGCCGGATCGCGATGACGTCGCCCGACTGCAGGGCCGAGCGGAAGGCGAGCTCCTGCTGCTCGTCGAAGCACTGCACGCCGGTGAAGTCGACCGAGCGGCAGAACAGCGCCCATTCGCGCTCCTGCTCGCGCTCGAGGCGATCGGCGACCTCGGGCGCGAGCCCGAGCGCCGCGGCGTCGATCGAGGACTGCAGCTGCAGGCCGTCGCCGATGACGTTGGTCGTCGTGGTCGAGATCGCGCCGGCGGCGATCGGGATGTTGCGCTCGGCCTCGCGGCTGCGGGCGCGCAGGTCGACCAGGTCGAGCAGGGTGTCGGCGTTGGCCGAGCCCGCCTTGGGGCGCCAGTTGCGCAGGGCGCGGCGGTCGCGACGGCCGGCGTTGTAGCCGCCGGGTGCGCCGGTGCCGCCTTCGCTGAGCGACATGCTCTGGCGCAGCGGCGCATTGGCGACGCCGACCGGCAGGTCGAGCCCGACCAGCTCGTCGATGTGCGGCGACATGCGCTTCATTCGAACACCACGTAGCGGGTACGGCGCCGGCCGCCGGCGGCGGGCGGGGTCAGCAGCTGCACCTGGCGCTGCCAATAGGCGATCTTCTCGGTCACGACCGCGGCGTCGGTGCGCTTGAGGCGGCGGCGCGTGCCGCCATCCTCGATCTCGTACTCCTGGCTGGTCGCCAGCTTGGCGTCGGCGGCGAGCCACAGCGCGAGCTGCGCATGCGCCTGCGCCAGGGTGATGCCAGCGCTCATCCGTCGATTCCTCCGTAGAGCATCCGCCGCCCCCGCTTGCGAACGCCGTTCGCCTGCGGCTGGGGCTGGGCGGCGGTTGCCCCGGGCGCCCCTGCCAAGAGGTCCTCGAGGTCGGTCTGCGCGCTCTCGGGCGGCGGCGTCTCGCGCTCGCGCTCGAGGCGGTTCCAGGTCTCGTCGGGCAGCGAGCGCACGCCGTAGCGGGTCGCGGCCGTCTCGGCCTGGTTCATGGTGTCGAGCGCCTCGTTGGGCTGCCCGGGATCCTTGACCCAGCGCCACAGGGTGAAGCCGTGGCGCTTGAAGGGCTGCCGGCGCTCGGCGGTGAGCTCGCGGAAGTACTCCTCCTCGAGGCCGCTCGGCAGGCTGACAAAGCCCTTGTCGGTCGGATCGTCCTTCGCCAGGTCGCGGTACAGCGCCATCTTCAGCAGCGACGCGGCGAAATTGAAGAACCGGCCGGCCCACTTGAGCAGCTTGCCGGTCCGCTCGTTGCGCTCGCGCTTGACCCGCGCGATGCGCGGCGCGTGATCCTCGCCGCGGCCACGCACCATGATCAGGCGCGATTTCGGATGCCGCTTCGCCCAGTCCCACACGTCCTCGGTCCAGGCGTTGCCGTCGATCGCCGCCATGTCGAGCCCGACACGGTTGCCGACGGCATTCGGCCAGGTCTGCTTCATCAGGTCGTCGAGCCGCTGCCGGCACACCGTGTCGCTGATGTGGCCGGGCACGTGGATGTAGTCGACGACGGCGCGCCGGAAGTCGCGCGCCCAGGCGACGACATGCACCTTCACGAAGTCGGCCTGGCAGTCGATCCCGGCGGTGACCAGCAGGTGGCCGGCCGGGATGTTGCCGCGGGCGTAGTGGCTCTTGCCCGCGCGGTCGCGCAGGCCTTCCCACGGCGGCGCCTCGCCGCTGGTCTCCCACGCCTTGCCGACGATGTCGTTGTAGAACACCTGCTCGGCGGCGGAGTCGCCCTTCGACGACAGCCATTCGCGGGCGATGCTGCCCCACGACCGCAGCTTCGAGTAGGCGCGCCAGATCCAGAACGAGCGGTGATAGGTCCGCGCCTTCGGGTTGTGGGCGCGCCATTCGAGGCCGTCGAGCAGCGCCTGGCGGTGATGCTCCTCGATCAGGGCGCCGCACGACAGGCAGGTGAAGCAGGCTTCGTCCGGCCGCTCGGGGTCGAGCGTCGCCAGCATGTTCTCCCACTCGAGGACCTGCATGTGCGCGCAGTGCGGGCACGGGACGTAGGGATGCTCCTGGCTGCCGTCGTTGAAGTTCTTGGTGATGCGGCAGCCTGGCATCACCAGGGCGGTGCCGAGCTTCAGGATCTTGGCGAACTCGTCGGCGCCGGAGCGGCTGTCGGCCTGCTTCTCCGGGTCGCCGGCGACCGGGCTGGTCTCCCACTTCGCGAGGTCGTCCTGCACCTGGCGCGGCATCGTGACCTGGCTGAGGCCGGCCGGCGAGTTGGCGCCCGACACCAGGATCGAGCCGACGCCGTCGACATGCTCCTTCAGCATGATGCTGTCGCCGCCGTCCCGGCTCTTTTCCGGGAAGATGCGGGCCAGCGCCGGCGTGCCGCGCAGCATCGGCCGCAGCTTGAGCTTCGACCAGCGCCGGGCGTTCTCCTCGGTCGGATGGGTGAACATCAGGTCGCACGGGTCCATGTCCATGGTCCCGCCGACGAAGATGTTGCCCATCACGGTCTTGCCGATCTGCGCCGAGCACTTGACCGTGACGATGCGGCACGGGTCGTCGGGCGACAGCGCGCGCAGGATCTCGTCGAAGTAGGGGAAGTTCCGGCGGTTGTATGGGCCGGGGAACGACGATTCCCGCTTGGTGAAGACGATGTTGCCCTCGGCCCAGCCGAGATAGTCGACCGGCGGCGGCGGCTGCAGGGCAGCGGCGGCCGCGAGCGCCACCACCTTGTCGGCGTTGGCGATCTGGATGACGGTCATTGCTCCTCGAGCAGCTCGTAGCCGACGCGGTCGGGAAGCGGCTCGGCCCGCTCGCGCGCCTCGATCGCGCCGGCGCTGCGGACCTTGCGCCAGGCGCCGCGCATGGCGTGCAGCACGTCGCGCTGCGGCAGCTTGAACTGGGCGGCGAGCTCGGAGGATATCTCGGGCAGCGCGCCCTCGACGCGGGCGATCACCTGCGCGATCTCCTTCGCCGTGGCCCGCCGGGCGCTGGCGGTGTCGACCAGGTCGCCGTTGGCCAGCGCCTCGTCGCGCGCCGCCTCGCGATTGTCGCGCTCCGCCTTGATGACCTTGTGCTCGAGCAGCTGCCGCTCGAGCGGGTTGTCGAGCGGCGACGGAGGCGATGCGGCAGTCGGTGCCGCCGGCGCGGATGCAGACGGAGGGAGCTGCTCGCCGACGACCGGGGTCAGGTTGGTCGCGAGCCCGTTTGCATGGCGCTGGTCGGTGTCCAGCCGCTCGCCGAGCTGCTGGCAGGCGACCACCTCGTCGATCTGGGCGAGACGCCCTTCGCCAACGATGGCGGCACCGAAGATCTTGCCCTCGGACAGCCACTGCGAGACCCGCGCCGCGGTCACATTCCGACGCCGCGCGAACTCCGACTTGCTGACGATCATGGGCTTAACTCGTCTTAAGGCTCCCCCTTAAGTCCTCTTTAGGCTCCCCAAACCCGCTGCCACTGCCGCCCCCCCATGGTCCGAATTACTCGCGGGGGCTGGAGGCGGGGAAGGAACCGTGAACGGATTTTTTGGCTCACGGATTTTACCGGGATCGCGGAGCACTCGCGGATTTCAGGTGTATTTTGTTGCGTCGGGCCGCAACAAACGGTCGTCAGGGGACGACGGAGCCGGCGTGGTAGAGGCGGCCGAGGAGGAGCTTGTTGGTGCCGACGCCGAGGCCGATCAGGGTGGCCTTGTCCGTCTGGGCGAGGTCGGCGGCGGGGATGATGGCGCCCGCCGTCCTGCCGATGAAGTAGGCGGTGCCTGCGGTGCCGGTGCCGAGGGACACCACGGCACCCGGCTTGGCGATGCTGAGGCGCGCGCCCGCCGCGTCGGCGGTCGACAGGGCCAGGCCGATGTCGTCGCTGCCCGCCTCCTCCGCCGTGCCGTCGCACTGCGCCTTGTACCAGCGGCTGTCGCTCGACTTGCGATAGAGGATGGCGCCGGCGGCGAACGCCTCGCCCGCAAGCTGGTCGCTGTCGCGCGGGCCCGAGTCCTGCGAGACGTTGGCGGCGGTGATCGAGAGCGCGGTCGCCAGCGCCATCACGGGCGCAAGGGCAACCAGCGCAGCGGCCAGCAGGCCTGCGAAGCGGCGGATCATGGTGTACCTCGGACATGGAAAGGGCGGGCCGCGATGTCGTCGCAGGCCCGCCCGAGTGTGGCGAATTGGTAACTCGCTTTTGGACTAGACTGATAGCCCCATTTCAAATTTTCCTGTGGAAGGATCGCCGCTCCGCGCGCGCCACGTCCTCCCGATGGATCGGCAGCGCATGCTCGTTGAATAGCCGCACGATCTCCGGCCCGATGCGGGTCGACCATT